ATTCAAGATCTCTGATCTGTCTCTGGTTGAGAGAGATGTGAGTATTGTTTTGAGAAATGTCATGGTTGAGTTTCGTAATCTCCTTTGATAGTTTTTTGAATTGACGTTCTCGGTCTTGTTCGGTCTTGATGGATTCTTCAAGGTCATTGAAACCTTTTTTAAGTTCCCTCGCTTTAGTTTGAACGTCCTTAATTTTATTTAACCGAAATGATTCTTCTATCGATTGTGTACAGGTAGGACAAACCGTATTATCTGTGAAAAACTTATGTTCTTTTGTGATGGTAGATACTTTATTTGATATCTGTCCTTTAAAATTGTTCAGTTTAGACAGTTTTTTGTCAGCACCTACAAATTTTTCCTGATCCTCTGTAAGACCAGTTACCTCAAGTTCCAAATCTTCATTCACAGACACGCAACTATCTGACTCAGATAACAACTCATTTATCTTATCATGATTTGTTTTTATTTTTTCTTTCCCTTGATCAGCAAGTTTTTGAATTAGATTATTCTGGAGTTCAATCTTATCCTTTAAATTCTCTTTCTTCAAATCCAGTGACTTAATTTGATCTTTCTTTACACGAATATTATCCTTAATCAAATTATTCATCACTGAAAAGATTCGTATGTCCAACAAATCCTCAATCACATCTCTACGATTTGTTGTAGACAATTGCATAAATGGAACAAATGTACTACTTCCTAGTATGACAATTTGTGTAAATGACTTATAATTTACCTTCAGTATACTCTCTTCTAAGATTCTTTGATTTGCACGATCATCTGCTTCCTTATGTAAAGGATTACCATTGATCTCGATATCAAATATATTTGGTTTGATTCCTCTACGAACTAAGTAGTCGCGACTGTTGACAGAAAACTCTACCTCAACAACACAATCCTTTTCATTTGTTGCATTGATGAGTTGTGCTTTTTTAATTTGACGAAACGATTTATTAAACAATCCAAATGTCAAAGCATCTAACATCGTAGACTTACCCGCACCATTTGTACCTATGATTAGGTTTGTGTGGTTTTGTTGAAAGTCTATCTCGTTAAAATGATTGCCTGTACTTAAAAAGTTTTTATATCTTATTTTTTTAAAAATGATCATTATTTAGGTGGTATCACAATATCATTTGGAGTAATGATGCTATATTTGTAATTATACATCTTACACGTCCGAAGTGCAAGTTCATCTTCAACTTCAACTAAATCCATTTCTTTATCATCTTGATCATGTAACATCATAGCATATCTTTCTGCATCGTCTTCCTCTTCAAATAAAAATAAAACATGATTACCAGAACCATCTTGAACAGCGTATGCACCCTGCTCCTTTTTATCTTTTAATGTGAGAATGAACATTACTCTACCTCGCAAGATTGTCTGTATAAGTCTTTGAATATGTTTTTAATAATACCTTTGTCAATTTCAAATTCTGATTCATCAATGTAACGATTCAATATTGATAGAGTGTTTTCATCCTCATCAACATCAAAGTTTTCATTCGTGCTCAACTCAAAGTTTTCAACAATTTTTAAATCTTGTACACCTGCATTGTAAAGTTTGTCAATAAATTTCTCAAATTCTTTTGGACTTGTCTTCTGACGGACAATGACCTTTACGATTTTATTCTGATATTCAGTCGCATTGAACAGTTTATAATTAGTATCTTCATAATATATGTTATAAAATAATTTATAAGGATTGTTAATTGGCTTATGAGTAAGGGTTTCCGTATCAAAGATGTGGAATCCCCTCTTATCATTCACATCATTCCAATACATCTCATATGGATTACCTAAGTAATATATTTTCCCATCATCAGATCTTGTATGATAATGTCCGGAGAATACCTTTTCAAACTTATTAAAGACCTTCGTATCCATACCGTCTTCCATTACGTGACCACGATGTGCACGGAAACCATTTAATTCTAGGTGACCCATCGCAATCCTTGCCTGGCTCGCTCTAATGGCATCTAGAGACTCTTGATAGTTCTCACTACATATCCAAGGTACAAATAATATATCTAATCCATCAATATTGATAGTATCTATCGAACTAAAAGTTTTAATATTTGAATAGTTTTGAAGAAGTAATTCTGGTGAATTAATAAAGTTTGTATTCTTATAATAGCAGTCGTGATTACCAACAATTGCATATACATTATACTTCTTCATTGGTTCAAAGACGACTTCCCTTGACCATTCAAGACTTTGATAATCAATTGATTTACGACTATCAAACACATCTCCCATATGAATTATGGTATCAATTCCCTCTTTCTCTAATGTGGGAAAGAATACGTTATCATAAAACAAGCGAAAGTAATCATGCAAACCCTTTGCACCTTTTCTTGCTCCGTAATGAGTGTCAGTTATAATTGCAACACGCATTCTATCGGTTACCTCTGTATTGAATTGAATCTTTAATTTGATTATATTGACTCTTATCTCCTGATAAAGAATTATCATCAACTGCCATGACTTCATCAAATCCAGTCTTCTCAATAATCTTTGTTTTAATATCTAATTGTTTTTTCTCTTTTTGAATTCTTCTCAGAAACGCATAGTGTATAATCTGTGTAAAGTAAGCAAAAGGATTCTTTGATTTCTCAGGATTAAAGTTATGTATGTATTGAACACAATTCTCAATACCATCAGATATCATATCCTCACGGAACATATAATTAACGAAATTTGGTTTATATGATAAGTGTGTTGCGATCTTTAAAAAACACTCACCCAAATAGTTTGGAATAGGTGGTTTACCTTCCCAACGACCCTTCGGTGGTTCTTCTCCATACTTTTTAATATAAACTACCTTTGCTTCATCAACATAGGAACGATAAACGATTAGTGCCTCTAAAAGTTGTTTGTTGTTTACATAGTGTTCGGTTCTTTTCTTTGGCATAACTGCATTACACTCTTTTAGAATTACATTTAGTATAGCATAATATCAAAGGCTTGACAAGGTGTGTGTTTTTGTGTACAATGACCTTTGTAAGGTTTGGAAGGGAATATTAAGTATCTTTTATGTCTTTCTTAAAGAGATCTTCAAGATCCTTACGAGCATTTTTAACAGAAGATAAGTATCCCATTTTTGGAGTAGGTATCACGGATCCATCTAAAGATACATCCTCTTCATCAGGTTCATTTATATAATTTTCATATACATCAATTAACTTTTGATCTTTTGCTTCTATCATTGTAATCACTTTATCAAGACGAATCATAAACATTGATTCATCAGTCATATTCATCCAAGGTTTCACTTTGATCATACTTCCACCTGGTGTATTAATTGTTGAGATTACAACAGGATTTTGTAATACTAATATTGGATTATCATCATTATTATCTACAGTTACTAAGGCAAAGATTTCTTCTCCTGATACCAGTTTGATAATGCTATAAAATTCTTCTTCCATTAGTCTTTAAGTGGTATGTTTATTATATCATAGTTAAAGTTTTCTTCGTTATAAATCTTAATTCTTTCAATTAAATGATTCAGTGTGTAGTTTTTTCGACTCTTGTATCTGATATCATCAGCAATGTCATATAGAGTTGCTTTGATTTTTTTATCACCCTTTCGAAGAACTCTTCCAATTGATTGTAAGTTTCGAATTCTTGATTTAGAAGGTGAGGCGAAGATTATGTTATGTAAATTTTTGATGTTAATGCCGGTAGAAAAGGTGCCGTACGAGGCAACGATAATAGCATTGCTCTCTTGCTCAGTGATTTCTCGAACCTTTTCGCGGTCTTCGGTGTCCACTCCACCATGAATAAAAAAGACATTACGATTATCAATCTTCTTATTATTTATCATCTCATATAATGGTTGTCCGTGTGCTTCAACTCTGGCAAATAGTATTAAAGAGTTACCTTTGAGATCTAAGGCAAGATTGCAAATAAAACGATTTCTCTTTTCATGACCAATTATATACTGCACTTCATCCTCAAATGTCTCAAATTTATTCGGTGAGTGTTTCAATAGAAGCACATTTATGTCTAATGTCGCCAGATGACCCTTTTTCATTAACTCATCAGTCTTAATAATTTTGTAAGACGGACCAAATAAACCCTCTAATACCCACTTATGAGTCTGTGTTCCATCCAGTGTGCCAGTAAATCCAAACCGATATTTGGCATCTGAAAGTTTTGTCATTATAGATATAAGTGATTTCGATTTAAACTGGTGCGCCTCATCCCCGATTACCACAGAGAATCTCTCAAAATACTTTCTGGGGAGTTTGTAGATTGATTGCCAAGTTGTAATGATTACCTGAGAGTCCGTCTCTCTTTCTTTACCCGCGTATATCTTGTGGCAAAATGAACCAACGTCCCATCCATAATCTCCAAAGTCTTTATACATCTGCTCTACTAACGAAGTCGTCGGAACAACTATCAGAATACTTTGTTTCTTTTCAACATAGTATCTCACAATCGCATATATCATTAATGACTTTCCAGAAGCAGTTGGAGATATCAATAATTTTCGATTATGTTTTAAAGCGTCGTATACTCCCTCTATCTGATAGTCTCTGGGGACGTGCTTACATATAGAGTGCATATAATCCTTGACACCCTCTTTGGATATCAAATCATTCGTTTGAAATGGTAGTCCGTAATATTCGTTGTCTTTAAATTCGTAAGTGTAGTTGTGGTCTTCACAAAACTGTATAAGTTTATCAAGTAACCCAACATATATCTCTCCTGTATGATTACTAAACAGACGTATCTTTCCATCCCAGTATTTGTTACGATACTGCGGCATAAACTTTGCACCAGGTACATCAAAAGTAAAGTAATCAGACAGTTCATAGTAAACGTGTGCTTCTGATTTTACTTGTAGATTTACCTCATTCTTTTTGGATATGCTCAAATGAGACATAACTTCACGTCAATATAAAGTATATATTAACGTTCTATAAGTCTGTTTTTGAGTCTGGAAATTGCTTTTGGTAGTTATAATCTGATATAACTGCAAAAAATTTGTTTTTTAAAGTATT